TCGGCGATCCGAACATCGGCCGGGACGCGGTCTACATCGCCGACGGCGGCGCGCCCGTCCTGGTGCGCGTCGTCGCCCGGCGTGCGGATGCCGTCTCCGACTTCGGCGATGCGCGGCTCTGGTCCGAAACCACGAGGATCGATTTGCGCGTGGCTGAGGTGCCGAACCCGCGTCCCGGCGACCGCATCGAGATCGACGGCGACGCTTTCCTCATCCAGGGCGAGCCGGTCCGTGACCGCGAGCGGCTGGTCTGGACCGTCGACCTGCGCCCGGCGTGACCGCGATGAAACTGAAGCTCGACATCGATCCCGACATCGTCGCGATGATGGCGGCCGGGGAGCGCGCGGTGACCGCCGCCATGCGCGAGGCCGGGTCCGGGCTGAAGAGCGCATGGCGCGCGCAGATCACCGACGCGGGGCTCGGGCCCCGGCTCGCCAACTCGATCCGGAGCCAGAGCTTCCCGAGGTCGGGCGAGAGAATCGACGCCGCCTCGCTTGTGTGGTCGAATGCGCCCGTCATAGTCGGCGCGCATGACACCGGCCCGCTGATCCGCTCGAAGACCGGGTTCTGGCTGGCGATCCCGCTGCCCGCCGCAGGCAAGTCCCTGCGCGGCGGCCGGATCACCCCCGGCGAATGGGAACGGCGACGCGGTCTTCGCCTGCGTTTCGTTTATCGCCGCACCGGCCCCAGCCTGCTGGTGGCGGAGGGACGGCTGGACACGAAGGGCCAGGCGGTGGTGTCGCGCTCGAAGACCGGGCGTGGAAAGGTCACCGCGCCGATCTTCCTGCTAGTGCCGCAGGTGAAGCTGCCGAAGCGGCTGGACTTGGCGCGGGATGCCGACCGGGCATTGGACAGCGTGCCGGGGCTGATCGTGGCAAATTGGGTGGAAACACGCATGCGATGATGGTTGCAGTACTCCAGTTGTGAGCCCTGAAAGAAGTCTTGCCTAACGCTGCTGTCGATAGGGTTGAATTCTGCATCGAGCCCGACAGTCGTCGAAAATCAAAGCCTATCTGAGTTGCCGGAATTGATCTCGCGCCCACCTTTCAAGCTTCTCTTCCCGAGGACGGCCGACGTATTGAGCAAAAGTGTTCCATCCAGAAGGTGAAGGATGGCCCGTTCGAAAGACAAGCGCCTCTGGTCGAAGCTCCTGCACGATGGGGTCAATGAACTCGGCCACGTTCCCTAGATACAGGACCATAGTCGGCTGCGTGTGAAGAAGTTTCGCAGCGACCCTTTCCCTGTTCTCTGGGGCAAACACTTCCAGTCTGGTCGGCTGCGTTCGACCGTCATAACCCGGACGGGCTCGATATCTCGGTAAGTCGTGCGCGTTCAACATGCTGTACGCGTCAGGATGCGGGGAAGGAAAAAGCATCGGCCTAAACCCGTTCAAGCTAAGCATCATCGACCTTAGACACCGACCGGCGACTCCCGCGAAAGGTCTATTGCTGGCCTCTTCTTCGCGGCCAGGACAAGCGCCAACGAGAAGTATGTTTGGATGGACGGCACCTAGTCTGAAATCAGATGCATTCTGGCACATTCGGTCTGAGACCCTCTTGGATTTTCAATCGATGGGTATCAGGAGCGCGACGCTCACGGATGTTTTCCGCGCTGAACAAGTGTCCCCGGAGTTTCATTATCAAATGCCCACCCTTCGCGAAACCATCCTCGCCGCGCTGCACGCGCGGCTCTCGGCGCTGCCCGCCACCGCACTGCGCGGAGAGGTGCTGCCCGAGCGCGTGCCGGCCGAGGGTCTGCTGATCCTGCGCGATGGCGAGCCGGGGGAGCCGGAAGTCACGCTGTCGCCCCCGCGCTACCACTACCAGCACCGCGCCGAGATCGAGGCGGTCGTGCAGGGTGAGGCCCGGTCTGCGCAGCAGATGCAAGGGTCCGGGGGATCCTTGCAAGGACCGAACGACCGTGACGCCTTATTCGACACGCTGACCGCCAGCATCGGCGCGGCACTCGCCGCCGACCGCACGCTGGGCGGGCTTTGCGACTGGGTCGAGGCGGAAGCGCCGCGCCCGGTCGATCTGCCGGTCGAGGGCGCGGCCAGCCTGAAGGCCGCCGTGATCCCGGTGATCCTGCACTATTCCACGGCCGACCCGCTGGCCTGACCCCGACAACCCGAGGAGAACACCATGGCACGAGCCCAGGGGGCGCGGGCGCTGATGGCGCTTGCGTTCGAGACGACCTATGGAACGCCGCCCGCCAGCGGCTTCACCCGCATGCCCTTCGCCAGCACCTCACTCGGTGCGGAGCAACCGCTTCTGAACTCGGAGCTTCTCGGCTACGGCCGCGATCCACTGGCGCCGATCAAGGACGCGGTGACGGCCGATGGCGATGTCGTCGTGCCGCTCGACGCCGAGGCACTTGGCTTCTGGCTGAAGGCGGCCTTCGGCGCGCCCACGACCACGGGTGTGGAAGCCCCGTACAGCCACGAGTTCCAGTCAGGGTCCTGGACGCTGCCCAGCATGTCGATCGAGACCGGCATGCCGGAAGTGCCGCGCTACGCGATGTACTCCGGCTGCGTGCTCGACCAGATCACCTGGCAGATGCAGCGCTCGGGCCTGCTCACCGCGACCGCGCGGCTGGTGGCGCAGGGCGAGACGGTCGGCACGACCACCAGCGCTGGAACCCCAGCAGCGTTGGAGCTCAAGCGCTTCGGGCACTTCAACGGCGCGATCACCCGGAACGGCACCGCCCTCGGCAACGTGGTCTCGGCCGAGATCGCCTATGCCAACAACCTCGACCGCATCGAGACCATCCGCTCGGACGGCCGCATCGACGGGGCGGACCCGTCCATCGCCGCGCTGACCGGCCGGATCGAGGTGCGCTTCGCCGACCAGACGCTGGTGACGCAGGCGACGGGCGGCGAGGCCTGCGAGATGGAGTTCGCCTACGTCCTGCCCTCCGGCGAGAGCTTGCGCCTGACCGTGCACGCCGTCTACCTGCCGCGCCCGCGCATCGAGATTTCGGGCCCGCAGGGCGTTCAGGCCACCTTCGACTGGCAGGCCGCGCGCGACAGCGTCGTCGGCCGGATGTGCACCGCCACCCTCGTGAACGACGTGGAGAGTTACTGATGCTGACGCTCGACCTGACGAACGCCCCGCGCTGGCATGACCTCGCGCCCGGCGTCCGGGTGCAGCTGCGCCCGCTGACCACCGCGCTGATGGTGGCGACCCGCAGTGATCCCGCCGTCGAGGCGGTGCCCGACGACGCTTCGGACGAGGAGCGCGCCCTTGCCTTCGTCAAGGCGCTCGCGCGGCGCGCCGTGCTCGCCTGGGAGGGCATCGGCGACGCCGACGGCAAGTCGATCGATCCCAGCCCCGAGGCCATCGACGCGTTGCTCGACATCTGGCCGATCTTCGAGGCCTTCCAGCTGACCTACGTCTCGAAGGGCCTGCTGCTGGAACAGGAAAAAAACGCCTCCGCGCTCTCGCCGAATGGTCCTTCGGCGGGGGCGAGCGGTACTGCCAAGCCTGCACGAAAGCCTGCCCGGACTGCCCGGCGCGGCTGAACCGTCCGGAAACGCCGGAGGGTTGGCAGGTCTGGGACCTGGTCGGCCGTCTCGGAGGTCAGCTGCGCGTGCTGCCCGGCGCGGTGATCGGCTGGGACCTGTCAGCAGCGCTGGCGCTCGGGGACGCGCTCGGCGTGCCGCCGCTCGCCATTGCTGAACTGCTGCCCGCCGTTGAGGCGGTGATGGTCGCCAAGCTCAACGAGCAGATGGCAAGACAAGGCAGTTAGAAGAGAGTGCGACCCCGCCAGAGCGGGGCCGCTGAGCAGCTCGGTCGGGATAGGACGATCCGTCTGCTTGGGTAACGTCGCTGATAAGCCAGCGCGCCACGCCTCGCCTTACCGCGATCCCACGGGGCTTTTCAGCCCTGGTGCTCTTGCACTCCTATCAAGCGCTTCCCCGGAGAGCCGTGGTTATCCCCGCGCTGTGGGGTTTTCCGGGTCATTCAAAAGTTTGGTCAAGACAGACCTCCTTTCCCCAGACCTTTGGGATGTCTAACCGTAGCACAATCATCGCTAATGCGCGAGGACCACAGTAATGGCCGAGAAACGGGTCAGCGTCCGCCTCGCGGCCGTGGGCGGACGGCAGGTGCGCACCGAGCTGGAAGGCGTGGGCGAGGTCGGCAAGCGTGGCTTTGGGCGGCTCAGCCAGGAAATGGAGGCGGCGAACCGGCGGCTGGCGGCCTTCTCGCGCCGTGTGCGGGTCGCGTCAGCCGCTGCGGTGGCTGCGGCCACGGCGGCGGGCGTCGCCATGATCCGCTCCGGTCTGCAGACGGTGGATGCGCAGGCCAAGCTCGCAGCTTCCCTCGAGACCACCGTCGCCAGTATTCAGGTGCTGGAGCGCGCGGGCGATCTGGCCGGTGTCTCCATGGGCCAGATCGAGCAGGCCACCCTGCAACTGACCCGGCGGTTGAGCCAGGCCGCCGCGGGGACTGGTCCCGCAGCCGATGCGCTCGACCGGCTTGGCGTGTCGGCGGCCGAACTGCAGGCCCTGCCGCTCGACCGGCGCATCGCCCTCATCCAGGAGAGGCTCGCCGCGTTCGTGCCGGAAGCCGAGCGCGCGGCGGTCGCCTCGCAACTCTTCGGCGACCGCGCGGCGCTCGTGTTTACCCGGATCGACACGGCAACGCTGCGGCAGGCGACAGAGGACGTGCTCGCCTTCGGGGTGGTGGTCTCCGACCAGGATGCCGACCAGATCGAGCACACCAATGACGCGATTTCCCGGCTTGGGTTGATCTGGCGCGGGCTCTCGAACCAGCTGGCGGTCGCCGCGGCGCCTGCGCTGGAAACCGTCGCCGAGGCCATGGCGGCCGTGGCGCGCACCACCGGGCCGCTCGGCATTGCCATTCATGGCCTCTTCGCCAACCTCGGCCGGCTGACGACCTATGCCGCGAGCTTCGCCGCCTTCCTCGCGGGCCGCTGGGTGGCCGGGCTGGCGGCCGCCGCGCTGTCGGTGCGCGGCCTCGCCACCACGCTCGTTGTCCTGCGCGGCGCGCTCGTTCGCACCGGTATCGGCGCGCTGATCGTCGGCGCGGGCGAGCTGGTCTACCAGTTCACCCGTCTCGTGCAGGGCGCTGGCGGTTTCGGCAACGCCATGAGCCTGCTCGGGGACCTCGCCGTCGAGGCCTGGGACCGCGTCTCGCTGAGCGCGCGCGCCGCCTGGGCGCGCGTCGAGGCGGGCTGGGCCTCGGCGCAGGCGGTGATCTACGACGGCCTGCAGGGCGCCACGGACGCGGTGGTGGGCTGGGGCAACAGCGCGGTCGGGACGTTCCAGGGTGCCTTCGATGCGGTCAGGGCGACCTGGGGCATGCTGCCCCGGGCGATCGGGGATTTCGTCTTCCAGGCGGCCAACGGGCTGATCGGCGGCGTCGAGTCGATGCTCAACGCGGTTGTCACCCGCATCAACGCATTCATCGAGACGCTCAACAGCGCGCTGGCACGGCTTCCGGATTGGGCGACGGGCGAAGGCGGTGTCCGCATCGGCACGCTGGATCCTGTCGCGCTGGGCGGGATCGAGAACCCTTATGCCGGCGCTGCCGCCGCCGCTGGCAACGCGGCTGGCGATGCCTTCCGCGCGGCCATGGGCCGCACCTATCTCGAGTCGCCGAACCTCTTCGGCGGCATGGCCGACGCCGCGCGCGGGCGGGCTGCGGAATATACAGAGGCGGCTGGGATGCTCTCGGACGCTGCTTTCCGCCCCATGACAGCATGGCAGGCGCTCAAGGATGCCGTGGCTGGAACAGAGTCTGCGCTTGGCGAGACCGCAAAGACCGCATCCGATGTTTCCCGGTCCCTCGACGATACGGCCGCCGCAGGCGGACGCGCCGGTGGCGCGGGGAAGAAAGCGGCGCAGGAAACGAAAACGGGATGGGAGGCGGTGGTCGCGACGCTCTCCGACTACGCCACGAAGGCGCGCGACATCGGCGGCGACATCGGCCAGAGCCTCGTCGGGGCCTTCCGCTCGGCCGGGAACGCCGTGGGCGAGTTCGTGAAGACCGGCAAGCTGAACTTTCGCGATCTGGTCACCTCGCTGCTGGCGGACCTCGCGAAACTCGCGGCGCGCCGGTTCATCCTCGGGCCGGTCGCGGGTGCGCTCTCCGGCGTGCTCGGCAAACTGGGCGGCGGGATATTCGCCAATGTCCTGCATGCGGGCGGGATGGTGGGAGCCGCAGGCCCCGCGCGTTTGGTGCCCGCCACGGCCTTCGCCGCCGCGGCGCGCATGCATGGCGGTGGCTGGGCCGGCCTAAAATCAGACGAGGTGCCAGCCATCCTCCAGCGAGGCGAGCGTGTCATGTCACGCCGGGAAACAGCGAACTATGACCCTGCAGGACGATCGACCATCAACATCACCATCAACGCGCGCGACGCAGAAAGCTTTCGCCAGTCCCGCACGCAGATCGCCAGTGACATAGCCCGCGCGGTATCACTTGGCCGGAGAGGAATGTGATGACATTCCATGAAGTCCGGTTTCCCGACAACATCAGTCGCGGAGCGCGGGGCGGGCCGGAGCGGCGCACGCAGATCGTCGAGCTCGCCTCGGGCGACGAGGAGCGCAACGCGAGCTGGATCAACTCGCGCCGCCGCTTTGACGTCGCCTACGGCATCCGGAGAGCTGACGACCTGGCGGCCGTGGTCGCTTTCTTCGAGGCGCGCAACGGGCGCCTGTATGGGTTTCGCTTCAAGGACTGGGGCGACTACAAGTCGGGACTGCC